TCTCGGCCACCTGGTCGTTCGTCGTGGCGCCCTTGAGCGTGCTGCGCGATAGCTGCAGGTAGTCGAGAATCACGCACCCGCAGTTGCGAACCATGCGGGCCTTGTTGCGGATGTCGCTGAGCGTCAGCGAGCCCTGGTCGTCGATGTAGAGCGGCAGTTCCGAAGCCTCCTGCACCGCCTCAACCAAGCGCCCCCAGTCAGCGTCTTCCAGCTTGCCGGTCTGGAGCTTGGTGCTTTCGATCCCGCCCATCTCGGACAGCACGCAGTCGGTCACCTCGTCGTCGCCCATCTCTTGACTCAAGAGCAGCGTTGGAACCTGCTGACGCGCGACGGCTCGCCCGATCGCCCGCGCGAGACTCGACTTGCCAACGCTGGGCCTTGCCGCGAGGCCGTAGAGCTTCGCGCCACGCAGTCCGCCGTTTAGCACTCGGTCAAGCGGCGGGATGCCAGTCGAGATGGCCGGAGTGCGACGACCTTCGGACAGTTCAGTGATGCGGTCGATGGCGCGCAGCGCGAGATCGGAGAGCCTCACCGGCGCCTCTTTCACCTGCCCGGCCGTCAGGGCGCTGAGCAGTCCAGCCGCCCGGTCGACCTGCTCGCTGAGGTCCTCGTCGGTATGGAAGCCCATCGACGCGACCTCGTCCCCGATCGAGATCAGCGTCCGACGTACGGCCCGCTCCCGAACGATTTCGGCGTACCGACGGGCGTGGGAGGCGCTTGGCACGCTTTGCGCGAGGTCGTTGAGGTATGACAGGCCCCCAACCTCTTCCGCGCGCCCCTGGGCCGTCAGGCGGTCGAAGACGGTCAGCAGATCGGCTGGCTTGTTGGCGTTGACCAAGCCGCCGATGGCCTCGTAGATCGTCCGGTGCTCGTGACGGTAGAAGTCCGCGGCACAGAGCAGGTCACCCACCCTGTCCCACGTCCGGTTGTCCATGAGCAGCGCGCCCAGGACGCCTTGCTCTGCTTCGGTCGAGTGCGGCGGCACACGCAGGCGGGCGACTTCGTCGTCGCGATCGATGGTGGCGGCGGTCATTCGTCGGCCTCCGCATGGGTGATACGGGCTTGCGCGCCGCTCGCTGTCAGCGCGTAGTTGCCGTCACGGTCGACCCACCACAGGCGGAGCCAGTTGCGCCGAACCGCGTTGCGGAAGTGCGCGCGCCAGTCCTTGTATGACTTGGCCCCCGGCTGGGTGTACTGGTGCCGGAACTCGAGCCAAGCGAGGCGCAGGAAGTCGTCTGGGATCTTGGCTTTGGACGAGTAGGCGAAGATCGGGTCGTCTTCCGCGATCGGCTTCTCTCCGGCGGCCTTGACCGAATCGAGCCAGTCCTGAAGTGGCAGCGTCGACTTTCCCCTTTGAGGGGTAAGGGGTGTATTACTGGTTCCGGTTCCGGTGTCGTTCCTTCCTCGTACCTTGCGCGTTGGTAATGCATTACCGTCGCGTTGCTCACACTGCCTTGCCTTGAAACCAGCAACGCGCTCCGCGTTCTTGCGGCGGTACTCGACCATTTCCAACACGCGAGTGGTGAGCGTCGGGTGGTAGAGGCGGCCGTCTGCAGCCTCCCACCAACCGCGCAGCAGCACCGCGCGGTAGTCGGCAACCAGTGCCGGCGGGATCTGCATCGCTGCGGCCAGCAGTTGGTCGTTCGCGGGGAGGCTGCCGCACGGCGTGGATTTCCATGCGGCGTACCACATGTTCAGCAGCAGCGCGCGGCCGAGCGGCTTGCCTTCCTGCATCGCCAGCGCGATGGCCAAGGCGACGGTGTCGCTCTGCTCGATCTGCTCGTAGTCGAGCTCAAAGCGCCAGCCCTTGGCTTGCACATCGGACGGGTACGGTGGTGGCGCGAGAGCCAACTCGGGGAAGAGTTCGGCGTTCACGCCTGCACCTCCGCGAACAGCGGCGCGTCGCCAGTGATGCGCCGCTCGGCGATCTGGGCATAGGCCGGGTTCAGCTCGATCAGGATGGCATCTCGCTGCAGGCGGTCGGCCACAAGGCCAGTGGTGCCAGCGCCTCCGAACGGATCCAGGACGACGCCACCAGCATGGCAGCCAGCCGCAATGCATGGCTCGATCAGAGCCGGCGGGAAGGTGGCGAAGTGCGCTTCCTTGAAAGCCTCCGTAGCGACCGTCCAGACGCTGCGCTTGTTGTGCGCGCTGGTAGGCCATTCGCTCTCAGCGCGGTCGGGCCGATGGGTACCGACGACTTGCCCTGGGATGGCTTGCTCTCGCTTCGATCCTTCGCGCTTGAAGCTGTCACGCTTGCTGCGCTCGCCGGCAGCCGTTCGTTGCTTACTGCGCCCTGTGGCGTCATGCTCATTCGCCGCGATGGCCGGCTCCTGCATCGCCTCGCTGTCGAAGTAGTAGCGCTCCGACTTGCTCAGCAGAAACAGATACTCGTGGGCCTTGGTGCAGCGGTCGCGCACCGACTCCGGCATCGGGTTCGGCTTGTGCCAGATGATGTCTTGACGCAGAAACCAGCCGTCGGCGCGCAACGCGAAAGCGACCATCCACGGGATGCCGTAGAGATCCTTCGGCTTCACGCCTTCGACACGGGTTGCGCCCGTTCGGCTCGCCTTCTTGGGGTGGGCCTGGATCTGTGTCGCACTGATGCTCTTGTTGTAGCCATGCTTGCCGTCGCCATTTCCGCCGCTGCGTCCCTGCGCGCCCCACGAACCCGCGTAGCTGTCGCCAAGGTTCAGCCACAACGTGCCGTCGTCGCGCAGCACGCGGCGCACCTCGCGGAACACCGCAACCATCTCGGCGACGAAGGCGTCAGGCGTCATCTCCAGCCCAATTTGCCCATCCACGCCATAGTCTCGGAGGCCGAAGTACGGCGGCGACGTGACGCAGCAGTGCACGGATGCTTCAGGAAGCGTTTGCAGAACCCCGCGACAGTCGCCATGAAGGATGCGAACGGTCACGCCTTGCACTCCCCACACTTCCACCCGCGCGCGGTCTTCTTGCGCTTCATCGAGGTGGGCTGGTTCTTGTTGCAGTACGCGCAGCGATATGAGTAGCCCAGCGGGCGTCCGGCGCGCGGGATGGCGAATACGGTCATGCCGCGCTCCCCCGGCGATACATCGGCTTCGGCGATGCGTGCGAACTGGCGGCCGGCGCCCATGCGCCAGGCACGCGTGCGATGAAGGCGCGTTTCACCGCCATGCGTGTGACCACGCCCCATGCGCGTTTGTCGTGAGGCTCTGCAATATCCTCGGCGATGACGTCGCGCGCCATCTCGACAGTGAAGGCGCCGGCTTGGTGCGCAGCGAAGCGGCGCAGAGCGCCGATCGCCGCTTCAATCCAGCCAGGCGCCAGGCAATCTGCCTTCTCGGCGCACGCCTCCGCGGCAGAGCGGCCGAGATCGCGAGCGAGTTCGAGCTGAAGCTGAGTCACTTCACTTGCTCCTGTTCTTTGAACCATTGCGGGTGGCACACGCCACGCGCCTGCGCATCAGCACGAAACCCAGCGGTGCAAGAGGCGCATGGATCAACTCGACCGCTGCGCGCGATGCGGGCGCCTTCGTTGCGGTCAGCGATGCACAAGGCCGCTTCGCCGGACAAGTAGAGAAGCCATGAGGGCTTCGGCATGCAACCCGGTGTCCCAGCGGCCAGTCGGTCAAGGACGAGGGACCACTTCGCCGGGCGCAAATTCGGCTTTCCGAGACGGCTGCCCACATTCAGCGAGCCTCCGCGGGCGAGTCGATATGTGATGGCTTCCCGGCCCAGGTGAATGTTTGGTCGTCACCGTCCTGGTCGCGAAGCGGCCGGAGAATGTGATCGGACACGCCAGCATGTCCACCGGCACCGAGAATGCCGACAGCGGCGCCTGGCGGGGACGTGTAGACCGTCAACGGCTGCAGCGCCTCAACCTCCCAGCCCCAGACGTCAACAGGGCCAATCACGCGAACCAGTCGCCCAAGGTTCTCTTGGACGCCGCCGACGATCATCGCCAAGTCGCCAGGCTTGCAGTTCATCGCGCGCTCCCATGGGGGGCAGAACCACCCACCAACGCGCCCACACGTCGAATGCGATCCGCGCTGACACTGGCGGTGCTTTCGGCGCCGTAGACGACGCATTCCAAAACAATCCGGACGAACTCAGAGAGGGGCATCCCGTGCTCAGCCGCCTTCACTTGCAGCGCAAGCACCGTCTCGCTGTGCATCCTCACCTTGCCCAGTTCCGCGTCCATCTTTCCGAGCGGGTGGCTGAAGCCACGTCGGCTGAGCAGCGGCAGATCCTCGACGTCGAGGCCTGGGCCGCGCACGCCGTCCGAGCCGTGTGGACACGCGCCGCCCGCGCCGGCGCAGTCGAGCTGCTGTTGGTTGCGCGCGGCTTGCTTTGATGCACTCATGACTTGCTACTTCCAAGAAGGAGCGCGCCGAGCCACACGGCCCGACGCGCGAAAGGCGCGCGAAGCGCCAACCAGGAGGAGCCGGATGAAATCGATTGCGCGAATGACCGCATTGCGTCGCACGGTGGCGCGAGGTTTCGGTGATTGGTGGTGGTACAGGCGCATGTCAGTCGCTTGCGTAGTCAAGAACCGGCCGCCCCTCTTTCACGGGCCAGGCGCGGTCCTTGACGCGGCGCCACGGCTCGCTGGGCGCCAACTCTTCGCATGTGAAGAGGCCGCGAGTAGCGCGCTCCGTCCAGACGCAGAACTTCGGCGACAACTGGCGCCGCTCGTTCTCGAGCGCGACGTTGTCCAAGTACCGACGGCCGGCGCCAATGAGCTTGGCTAACTCTTGTCTTTCGGCGCCCGTCAGGGACCGCCAGTGGGCTTTGAAGCGTTCCATGTCCGAAGACTATCACCGCGCGGTGTTGCGCGTCAATCACTTCGGAGAGATTCTTGCCAAGTCCAATGGCGGCGTGAAGGATTTACGCCTCAAGAACCTCAGGAGCCTGGCCGAAGCGCGCCAGTGGAAGCCATCCGACTTCGTGCGCGAAGTTGGCAAGTCGCCCAGCTACTGGAGCGACATGCTCCGTGGCGCCAAGGGCTTCGGCGAAGTCGCGGCACGCGAGATTGAAGAAGCGCTGCAGCTACCGCGGTTGTGGCTCGACATGGAGCATGACCGCACAGAAGCGCCGCCCGAGCCTGCCGGTCTGGCAGGGGCTATCGACGCCCTCGCGCGCGCAATTGCGAAGCTGCCAAAGCTTGATCGCCGTCAGCTCGCCCCGCTGCTCTCCTTGCTGGCCGAAGAACCGGAAATGCGCGCCGAGACGTGCAAAAGCATCATGCGTTGGCTGGCGCCAAATGAAGCCTATGAGTACAAACTCACATGGGAAGAGGCCGCCCGCGAGGTTGTCGCGGCTCTCGGCAACAAGAAGCTCACAGGCGCCGATCTTTTGGCGCTCATTGATGAGGACCACAAGCTCGAGGTCAAGCCGCGCCTTGCAAAAAGCGGGTGAGCGACCGAATGGCTCAAGTCATGAGCCATGTGGGTTAGGTGAGACAGCCAGCACTACCGAAACTTGTCGGCCGTCAAGTAATGCCCATCGTTGGATGGTGGCTATGAAATCGCACGTTTCTCTTGTCATCCCCCTAGTGGTGTTAACGGTTACAACACTGGCAGGGCTAGTGCTGTACTGGGCCCGCCATAAGAGGGATCAAATGAGATCAGATATGAAAGACCGCCTTCGCATGATTCGCGGAGGCGCCAGTAGCGATGAGCAAGATGTCGGATCGGACGACCCTGTCCGTGACATCCATATCCACGGCAACGGCCACACGTTCGTTTTTGCACGCATCGTGCAAGCGGATCACATGACCATCACTGGGCAGCCGGAGGCGGACAAGTCACCCACCGGATGACCTGCGCAAGACTTCACGAACGACGGCCGCGTGCGTACACCGCGGCCGTTCTCATTTGCACGCGATGATCATCGTGCGGCTCGCGGTCGGGATGACCTGGAAGTTTCCGCCCATCGTGTTGTGTACGAAGGAATTGTTGCCGGCCTGGTCGACTACCTCGTAGCCTCGCGACCCACACGCCGCGCCAGCCTTCTCCAGGCACTGTCCCCACGTGCGCACTGTGCCGGAGCAATCGACCGAGTAGCCCTGCCGCCCATCCGGCAGGTAGACCGGCTTGGTTGACGCGCAAGCGGCCATCAGCGCCGTCGCCAGAACCACTGCCACTGCTCGCATAGAGCCTCCCCAAGTGATCGACGACTGATTCTCAGCGGCGCTAGCTCGCCTCGCCCACCTCTAGGTGTAAACGATAGGCTGAACTATCTCCGCGCGGTGTTGACAACATGTCACCGTGCGGTGACACTTCACTCCAACGCACCCACACCGGGTCGCATCAAGAGTCGGAGGCCCGGCATGTCTCAACAGCAGTTTGACCAGTTCATGCAAGAGCAGGTTGCCGCGATCGAGTCGAGTGGCCTGACCTTCGAAGAGTGGATCGAGCAACGCGCGGAATCGTTTCGCGCTGAGTGGGAGAACAGCCATGTCGAGTAGCAGCATGAGCGCCGCCAAGACGCCGTGGCCGTGGAAAGTCGGCATCGGCCGGTCTCTTGTCGGACGACCGTATTACGTCTGCAGAGACGTCAGCCCGCGCCCGTCCTTCACTCACTTCGAGCAACTGCGCGACGAGAACGGCGCCCTGCTCTGTTTTGAAACCGAGGTTGAAGCGTTGGACACCCTCGCCAAGGCCATCGGGAGCGCGGCATGAAGGCCAAGACCTACACCCTGCTGGTGACGGTCAGCGACAAGGCCCCGCCGACACCAGAAGCCATGGCGCTGCTGGTGAGTGGCTACCTCGAACGCGGCGCCTACGCCGTCAAGTCGGCCACCGTCCACGCAATCGAAGGCACACGCCCTCTGTCGGCGACCGTCGCCGCCCTCCACTCCGCCATCGTCAGGAGCCACGCATGACCGCCGCAGCACTCGCCGAGCAAGTGATTCCCGCGCAGTCGGTCGTCGCCGCCGCGACCTACGTCGTCTGGGTGGTCGAACTGACCTACCTGCAGGACGACGTGCAGCGGTCGACTATCGTGGTGGATCGCGCGCCGCTGTCGGCCCGGCCGCAGACGGAAGAACTGCTCCCCGCCGGCGCCGAGTTGCTGCGCGCCGAGTCGATGCCGGTGTGCCGCCTGCGCGACCTGCCCGTCGACCGCCGCCACAACTACCGCCGGCACTACCGCGCCTTCCTCATGTGGAACCGCGCGCAAGACAACGGCATGCGCTCCGACGACATGGTGCCGCACGTCGATTACGACCCCATCGCGATCGACGAAGACCTGCAGCGCTGGGTGCGCCCCCTCAACCGGTACTGCGGCGACTGATCGCCGCCATCAAAGGAGATCGACATGGAGTTCAAAACTGGCACGCCGTTTCTCATCGGCGAACGGCCGGCCTATCCGGGCGCTCCGAAAGGGCCGGCATTCAGTGTCGAGTCGTGGCCAGATGAGCCGCGTCGCGGCAGCGCAACCCACGCCCAGCGCAAGGCCGAGCGGGTAGCCGAGCGCGCCGCCGCTGTACAGCCCGCGAGCAATGGCTGGAGCACGTGGATCATGTGCGACCAACCCAAAGGCTGCCCAATCCCGACGGCGATGGCCGGCGACTACGAGATCATTTTGAGCGATGGCGCGATGGCGCGGCCGGTGTGTCATGCGGAAAACCATGGAGCCTGGGCGCCGATCGGGTTGGACATCTTCGGCCAGGGGGGCAATCCCCTGCGGATTGTTGCCTACCGCCTCAAGCGCACCTCCGTCGGTGGTCAAGTTGCCGCGGTCGCGCCTCCGCCGCCCATCGGTGAAGACTGGTGCGTCTGGGATGAAGGCGATGCAGTTCCGTCCTGTGACCGCGTCGACATCATCCGCGTCGCCGCCGGCATCAAGGGCGCAAGCCTTTCGCAGATCGACAACGTCGCCACGGTCTCGCAGTACTGGGGCCCGGGCAGCTTCGTGCGCAAGTGGCGGCCTGCTGCGGCCCCCGCGCTGACGGGTGATCCCAACGCCAACATGATCAATCGCGACGGCGGCGCCACCAAGCGCTACTGGAGCGACGTCGGCGGTGCAGCGACCTACGCCAAGACGCTGATGCAGGCGTACGAACGAAACCTGCGTGACAGCGCGCTCGTCGCCAACGCCTTCACCGAACACGGCAGCGATCACCGCCTCGGCCTCTGGGGCAACTACAGCCTGTGATTCAACGCCAAGCCGCCCCAGTGCCATCAACCAATAGGGCTGTGGGAAAAAACCTCTGGGGCGGCAGGCACCCACAAGGAAACGCCATGAAACGCATTGCGATTCTCGCGGCCATCGCGAAAGACAGCCCGGGCCTGTGCCCGCTGCTGGAGGCGTGGCAAGCCTGGGCGGATGGAACGCCTTTTGAGTGGCTGGAGGCCCGCCCATGAGCTCGCTCAAGCTGTTCTGCGCGAGGGTCGCCGGGTTCGCGCTGTTCGCCTCCCTTGCGCTCACGGCGGCAACCGCCCTGACAGCCTGCGGAGGCGGCGGGGAAGATGAGCCGGACCCGAACACCTGCTACGTCGATGGCAAACCGATGTCGCGCGAGGCCTGCCGATGAACGTCGTTCGAGCGGTCCTCCGCTCCACCTTCTTCTGGGCCGTGTTCTCGGTGGCGTGCGCGCTGTTCATCACGCACCTGCCGGTCTGCGAAGCCAATGTCGAACTCTGCGCCTGGAGGTAGTCATGCCGCTCACGTTCTCGCCCGCCAATCACCATGATCGCGACAGCCTCTTCACCGAAGAGGACCGCCAGCGCGCCGTCCGTGAGCGGGCGCAACTGGCGCACGTTGTGTCGCATGGCGAGCTGTCGCTTGAAGAGGCTGAAGCGCTCGTCGAACGGGATCTGCAGGTGGCCGAGGCCATCGCCAGTCATGCCGGCCTGAGCTCGACCGAGAGCTACATGTTCGACCAACTGGACATCGCCATGTCCGCCGGCATGACGTGCGCCGACATCGACGTGGACGTGAGCGGGCCGCTGTGGCCGGCGTTGAGCCGGTCCCGCGAACGCATTGCGAAGTTCTGCCGCGAGCTGTGGAAGTTCATCACGCGGCCGAACGCATTCGAACCCAAGGATTGATGATGCAAACAGCCGTACTCAACGAAGCGACCGTCGCGGTGCTCGACCTGGAGCCGAGGACCCAAGCGCTGCAGATCGGTCAACCCGCGAACATCGCCCAAGCCCCGACGCCAGCCGACCTCCTTCGCATCGCCATGGAGCGCGGCGACGGCGATATGGATCGCATGGAGCGCCTCATGCAGATGCAGGAACGCTTCCTCGAGATGCAGGAGCGCGAGCGCCAGCGGCAGGCCGAACTTGCTCACCGGCGCGACTTCGCCGCCTTCCGTGGCGAGAACGTCATCATCCCGCGCACCAAGTCGGTCGACCGTGGGCGCGGCGGCTCCTTCATGCAAGCCGAGTTCGAGACGGTGTGCCGCCTGCTTTCGCCAGCCCTGTCCAAGCATGGCTTCGGCTTTCGCCATGACATGCGCTTCGGCACCAAGAACTGGCCGACGCCTGAGGACCCGAACGCGGTCTGCGGATGGGTCTGGGTGACGTGCTACCTGCAGCACCGGGAAGGCTTCGTCGAGAAGCTGGAGTTGGAAGGCCCGCCTGACAATCAGAGCGTCAACAACCCGGTGCAGAACATGCAATCGACGGCGAGCTACCTCAAGCGGCAGTCGTTGCTGGCGATCACCGGGACGGCTACCGGCGGCGAGGACGACGAGTCGGGCATGAAGCGCCCGGCCCAGGACAACGAGAAGCGCGGTGAGTTCGAAGAGCTGCTCGCCGCCGGCCAGACCGCGTCGATCGACGGCAGCAAGGCACTGACCGACTGGTGGGGGACGCTGAACAACAAGCAGCGGACCTTGATGAACCGTGAGTTTGGCAAGCTGCGCAAGGACGCGGCGGCCAACGACAGGCCGGTGGACCATTCACGCGAGTCCGGCCATGGGCGCTGACGAGAAGACTCGCTTCGAGGCGAAGTTTGTCAAGGCCGAATCATGCTGGCTCTGGGCAGCGGCAGTTGGCGGCAGCGGCTACGGGCACTTTTGGTTTCGTGGTCGACCGAGACCGTCAAGCCAAGTGAGCCACTTGCTCTACGTGGGCGAAATTCCGGCCGGGATGTGCGTACTGCATAGGTGCGACAACAGGCTGTGTGTCCGCCCCAGCCATCTCTTTCTAGGAACCAACAAAGAGAACGTCGAAGACAAGATGCGGAAGGGCCGACAGCCCAGAGGCGAACAAAGCCACGCCGCGAAGCTAACGACGGAGGATGTGATTGCAATACGCGCCGACCAACGAAGCCAGCGAGTCATCGGCGCCCACTACGGAATCAGCCACACCGTAGTTGGACAGATCAAATCTCGCGCCATATGGAGGCACATATGAAGGACATCATCTTCAGGTGCAGTTCGGTTGGCCGCCTCATGACCGAACCGCGCAGCAAGTCGGAGGGACATCTGTCGAAGGGCGCACGCACCTACATCAGGAAACTCGTCGCTGAGGAACTGTTCGGTGTCGACTTCGAGATCAGCGGCAAGGAATTGGAGAAGGGCACGCGCTGCGAGCCCGATTCCATCGCCCTGCTCAACCGCGTGCTGGGTCTGAGCCTGACCAAGAACGCCGAGCGTCGCGTCGACGACTACCTGTCTGGGGAGTGCGACCTGTTTCATGCGGAGGCGCGCGCCGGCTACGACCTCAAGACCTCATGGTCGCTGGCGACGTTTCCGATCGCAGTCGAGGACTGTGAGGATTCCATTTACGAGTGGCAGGCCCGTGCCTACCTCCGCCTGTGGGATGCCGATCGATGGACCGTCGCCTACGCCATGGTCACGACGCCAGATGACCTAGTGCGCTACGAGCCGCAGTCGCTGCACTTCGTTGACCACATCCCGGAGAGCATGCGGCTGACGACGTGGACGATCGAGCGCGACGCCGAAAAGGAGCACGCCATGGTCGAGAAGATCAAGCATGCGCGCGGCTACTTCCGGCAGGTGGCCGAGGAGTTCGGCAGAACCCATTCGCTCGGCGAGCCATTGCCGGCAGTCAGCGCCTTCTTCCAAGACACCGCCGGCGCGGTGCCCGCCACCGAGCCTGGTCATCGCGTCGCACTCGTGAAGAACCTGAATGGTCCCGAAGCCGGCCATCTCAGCGCCGACCTGCTTGACCACATCGGACGCGCATTCCGCAACCGCTTCCCGAGTCAGCCAAAGGTGTCGCAGGAGTGGTGGGCCGATCTGAAGACCAAGGCCGACGCCCTGCGTGCCGCAACCCAACCGATCACGGAGCCAGCATGACGATGAACCCCCTGAAGTACCAACCTATGCAGCCGAACGAGGCGCAAAGCCTTCTCGTGTCCATGGGGCTGGACGACCTCCGCCTGTTGGCCCACCACGGCGGCAAGCGAGAGTCGTTCACGAAGAATGGCCCTGGCCGCAAGCCCGGCGCGCCGAAGCGACCCGGTGTTGACACCAGGCCGATCACGCAAGACGACGTCATGGCGCGGCCAGGGCTGTTCCTCGGGCAGCACACAAACCTGGATCGGTCCGAGCGCCGCCGGGCCATCGAGCGTGTCGGCATCCGCCAGTACAAGCGATCGTCCCAACGGCACCGCCCTGAATTCCAGATCCCATTCTGACCATGGACGACAACCAAGCCGCCGCCGATCGCGAGCAGACCGTTCGCCAGATCATCTCCGACCAACTCGGAGTTGTCCTGGACGAGGTCACGCCGGAGCGAAGCCTTTCCGCCGACTTCGGTGCCGACTCGCTCGACATCGTGGAGATCTCGATGTACCTCGAAGACGAGTTCGTCACCGTGATCTCTGACGAAGAGGTCGGGGCCTGGGCCACGGTTGCCGACGTGATCGCCACGGCTCACCGGCACTCCGAGGATGCTCAATGAAGGACGGTCAACTCTGCTTCGTCATGGGGCATGTCTACGTCGCACAAACCGTTGAGCCTTGGGTGGCGGCGCTGATTGCGATCGTTGTCCTGCTCTGGGCGGTCCGTCTGGAGCTAAAGCGAACCTAACAACGGGGCCGCCCCGCCTCGTAAGTCCCTCCCTCCTCCCGAGCGAGGCGGACAAGCGGCCCCACCCATTGCAGAAGGAACCGCCGGCCCGATCGGCGGGTTGTGGAGAGAAGCGGAGGCGGACCGCACCACCGCCAGGGCGCCCGCCGCCAAGCGCTTTGAAGTGTGGCCCGCACGGAGCGCAGCGGCACCCCAACGAAAGGACAGCATGAGCATCGAGCAAGACATCGAACAGCGCGCGAGCAAAGCGCCGCGCGTCACGCCGGCCGACATCGAGGCGGAGATCATGGAGGAGCACTACTTCCGCGCGTCGGACGGCGTTATCGGCATGGCGATGCTGAACGCCGGCCGGATGCCGACTGGAGGCGAAGGCGCATCGGTTTCGCAGTCGCTCTCGCTTTTGACCTTCTGCGTGCTCGTCCTGCGCAACGGCTTCACCGTCACCGGCGAGTCGGCCTGCGCCAGTCCAGAGAACTTCGACGCCGAAATCGGCCGCAAGGTCGCGCGCGCCGCCGCGGTCGCGAAGGTCTGGCCCCTCCTCGGCTTCAGGCTGCGCGACTCGCTTGCGGCTTCAGCACCGAGGGCGTGACCATGAGCACAGCCGCACGCGAAATGCCACGCTACCGCTGCCACAAGGAAGTGTGGGCCCTGAAGATCCGGATGATCGAGCACTTGCCGAATCCAGACCTCACGGGGCAAAGCGCAGCCAGCTCCTACGGCGCGATCATCCATCCTGCAGAGCCAGGCCACGCGCCATTCCAGGTTGACGGTGCTTTCATGATCAGACATCGCCCGAAGCCTGACGGCTACTACATCGTCTACGGCGACGGCTACGCGTCCTACTCGCCGGCCAAGGCCTTCGAGGAAGGCTACCACCTGATGACCTGAGTTCCGGGCCGGCGCCGGCGGTCGCATTGCGCGTGGCGGGGAATCTGGGACCCTCGTCAGCTAGCCATACATCCACGCGAATGCGTTTCCCGGGCGGTTTCAGCGCGCGCCGGCCCACCTATCAACATGGAGTCAACGATGTCCTTCATCGACCGCATCCTCATCGCCATCCGCCTGAAGGACGCCCCGCTCCCACCAGTGGAGTTGCCGAAGGTGATCCCGCTGGTGCCACCCAAGTCGCACTTCGTCAGGCTCGACAAGGTGCGCGGCGCGCCGAGGCCGTCACTGACGGCGACCATCTACAGGCCCACCTACATCGACTCGGCGGACTTCGTGCGCGACAAGGACCGTCGGCCGTGAACTGGCTGCGCAAGCTCCTCGGCCTATGCCAGCACAAGTGGCGAGAGGACGGGCCGCCGTCGCAGATCTACGGAGTAGACCCGGACACCGGCCATCCGTTCATTCGCGGAAGGCGCGTCTACCTACGCTGCGAGCACTGCGGCAACGTCACACACAGGAACCTCTACTGATGACCGACAAACCAGACACCGCAAGGCTGGAGCGGGTGACGCGTTTCGCCCTGCGCCGCTTCATGCAGGACGCGTACGCAAGGGCTGAGTGCGCCGCTTTTGACGTGGAGCGGCGCTACTTCGAAGCCGGCGCCGCCGAGAAGTTCTTGCGCGACGCGAAAGACGCAGAGGCGGCGTTGGCTGCGATGGATGAGGGAAAGACATGACCGCCAGCATCTGGCAACGCCGCCGTCAACTCGAAAGCGCCCGCCGCAATGCGGTACGAATCGCCATGGCCGACTACGACAAGGAGTACTACGCGAAGCTCAATGAGCTCCGCGAGGAGTGCGGTTCCAACGAAGGCCACACGATGCAATTCACCCACGTGGGCCCTCTGGGAAACCCATGGTTTGCCTGCAGCAAGTGCGGCAAGACGGAAGTCAAGGAACTGGAATGACCGACAAGCCCATCCTCACAGAACTCACCAATGCCGACGTCTACAAGGCCGTGATGGAGAAGAACCCGATCGAGCCGGCGCGCCCGCTTGAAATTCTCACCGACGCGGAGCTGATCGAGATGCATGAGGTTGTCATGGCGGCCGACGACGGCCTGGCGCAGTACCGCCGCTTCTACGGAGACGCATCTCGCGCCGTGCTTCCATCGCTGAACGAACTCGTCGGCCTGCGCGGGCTGGTGGTGGCCGAGCGATACGCGCGCAATCACGACTTCTGACGAGGTGGCAATGAGCGAGAACACGAAGATCGAATGGGCCGACCACACGTTCAACCCGTGGGAGGGCTGCCAGAAGGTCGGGCCCGGCTGCGACCACTGCTACGCCGAGGCGCGCAATGCCCGCTTCGGCGGTGGCGAAGCTGTCAACTGGGGCCCGGGCGCGCCGCGCCGGCGAACTTCCGAGGCCAACTGGCGCAAGCCGCTGCAGTGGAACGCCCAGGCCGAGCGCGAAGGCCGCCGCTTCCGCGTCTTCTGTGCCTCGCTGGCAGACGTATTCGACAACGAGGTGCCACCGCAGTGGCGCGACGACCTGTGGGCTCTGATCGCTGCGACGCCGCGCCTTGACTGGCTGCTGCTCACGAAGCGCATCGGCAACGCTCGCGGCATGCTCCCCGTGACCTGGGTGATTGGCGACACGAGGCCATGGCCCAACGTCTGGATCGGCGCAACAGTCGTCAACCAGGAAGAGGCGGACCGCGACATCCCGAAACTGCTGGCGCTGCCGGCGCAGGTCAGGTTCCTGTCGATCGAGCCGATGCTCGGGCCGGTCGACGTCTCTCGCTATCTCTGGCCAACGCACTGGCGTTGGGATGCGCGCTTCAAGACGCCAGACGAAGCGAAGGCGGCCGGCGCGTACGCGGAGCGAAAGCGACAAGCCCTACTCGGCGCGCACGTTCCCCTTGTGCACTGGGTGATCTGCGGCGGCGAATCCGGCCGGAACGCGCGCCCCATGCACCCCGACTGGGCCCGCAGCCTGCGCGACCAGTGCGCAGAAGCTGGTGTGCCGTTCCTTTTCAAGCAGCACGGCGAGTGGATTGGCGCGCCAGACCTTCGACGCCTACCCGGCGGCGGCATGCCTGGCTTTGGCGCATTCGATCGCTGCAAGTACGACATGGCCCGCGAGGCCGTGAGGGTCGGCAAGAAGACCGCCGGTCGGCTGCTGGATGGGACCGAACACAACGGAGTTCCCCTAGGCGATACCTAGTGCGGTATAGCGCTGTACTTGTGAAGACTCTTTACAAGACTCACCAAAACAGCGTATAGTCGCGAGCAGCGAACAAAGCCGGAGAGAAGTACCCGGCACTTACAACAACCGCACCATCCTTCGATGGATAGGTGTCTGCACACAACCCGCCAGCAACCGCTCGCGGGTTTTTTCGTTTGGGAGTCACGATGAAACGACTACTGGCCGCCATCGTGGCCTGCCTGCCATTCGCGAGCCGAGCGGCAGATCAGGATCCCCTCGACTACCCAGTGCGGCAGTACGGCTTCATGCTCGGCGTCGCGCTGCTCGGCGGCCTCGTCTCATGGATCGCCAAGGTTAGATCGGGCCAGGCCAGCGCCTACAACGTCATGCAACTCGTCGGCGAGCTGGCTACCAGTGCCTTCGCCGGCTTGATCGCCTTCTGGATCTGCGCGTGGGCTGGAACACCCGGCCCATTGACGGCGGCGTTGGTTGGGGTGTCTGGGCACATGGGCACTCGGGCCATCGGACTGTTCGAGGTATGGGCCGAGAAGCGCTTCGGCGGGCTCGTCGGAGGAGTGGGTCGTGATCAACAGCCGTGACCTTGCCGACCTGACGCCGACGGCGCGCGCGCGCTGCGAGAAGTTCGTTCGCCAGTGCAAGGCAGAGGGCATCGACATCCTCATCACGAGCACCCTGCGAGACCACGAGTGCCAGGCGATGCTGTACGCCCAGGGCCGGACCGCCCCCGGCAAGAAGGTCACCAACGCCAAGCCGGGCGAGAGCTTCCACAACTACGGCGTCGCCTTCGACTTCGTGCCGCTGGTGCACGGCAAGCCCGACTGGAACGACGAGGCGTTGTTCAAGCGCTGCGGGGCCATCGCCGAGGCTTGCATGCTGGAGTGGGCCGGCAGATGGCGAACGATGCGCGAGATGGCGCACTGCCAACTCCCGGGCCTGTCGATCTCAGACCTGAAGGCCGGCAAGCTGCCGGAGTGACGTGGAACAACCCGTCGCGTGGCTGGTGGTGCCGACGCGCGGCCAGCCGGTTCCATTCATCGACCACGGCCGGGCCGTCGAGTACGCCTGCAAGCACCACGGCGTCGTGGTCCCGCTTGGCGCGCTGACGCCGATGCCGCAGATCAACCCCTACCCGGTCGGGAGGTGACGATGCGAGACTACATCGAAGTTCCGCCAAAGCCAGCCGCAGCCGTGCGGCGCATGTTGGTGACCTTGGTCGAACAAGAGCGTTTGGCGCAAGAGGTCGTCACCCGTGCGCAAGAGCGCGTGCAGTTCGCCGTTGACGAAGCAGCGCAGGCTCAGGCCGATCTGGACGCAATGCGCGCTGTGATCGTCGAGTGGCACGAGTTTCAGCGGATGGTCTGCGAATAGCCAAATGCTGCCGCTGTGGTGGATCAAGTCGGCTGCCTGCGCTGCAGCCGCTGCGGCGCTGTTCGGCGCCGGCTGGGCCGTCAACGGCTGGCGGCTGAACGCCGAGTTGGAACGCATCAATGCGCGACGCGCCGCAGCCATGGCCCGTGCCGAGGCGGAACAGCGAAAGCAGGAAGCCGAATGGGTTGCAGCCCAACAGGAGATCGCCCATGTCGCATCACTCGCTCGCCAGCATGCTGAAGCCGATCGCCGTGTTGCTGACCGCGCTCATCAGCGCCTGCTCGACGCCGCAAGAGCCGCCGCCGGTCAGGCCGCCCAACATCCCGCCGCTGCCGGCGGAGGCGAGACAACCGCCGGCCCCGGCCTGGTGCTTGCAGACGTGTTCGGCCGGTCTGACGGTGCTGCGGGAGAACTGGCTGAGGCTTATGACAACGCCAGAATCGCCGGCCTCGCCTGCGAGCGAGCCTACGAGGTCACGCGACAGCCTCAACCGGATGGATCGGTGAAGCCATGAGCGCCGCCGATGTCGTCTGGGTGCTGATCGGCATCGTGCTTGGCCTGGTCATCGGCCCGTCGCCGCGCAAGCGCACATGAACGAGAAGCCGGTCACCGTCCGCCGCAAGAAGGACGAGGCGCAGCCAACCTGCGCGACGTGTCGCTTCTTCGTGGACCAGACCGAGTCGACCGACCAGGTGAAGTGGGGCGTGTGCCGCCGCTTCCCGAAGCAGTGGTATCACGACGGTGAGGATTCCGTCTGCGACCACGCGCAGCAAGACCCAGCCGACTGGTGCGGCGAGTGGAAGGCGAAGCAGTGAAGGTCGACGCCGAACTCCGGAGCTGGGCCACCGTTCGGCAGCTTGAGGTCTTGGACGCCATCGAGACGCACGGAAGCGCGCGCAAGGCGGCCAAGGCGCTCGGTGTGGCGAAGAACACCGTCGACTGCGTGGTTGCGTCCGTGAGGAAGAAGTCGGCGGCAGAGCGCGCCAGGCAGGGGCACGCTCCGGGCCATTTCGATGACGGCGTGGCGCCTGGCTACCAGATGGGGAAGGTCACCGTTCAGCGCGGACCCGGAGGGATTGAGCGGGTGTGGGAGCGTCAGCACCCTGACGACAAGCTGCGCGAGGAACTGATGCGCGCTGCCACTGAGGCACTGTCGCGCGAGGTCGCTGGCATGGCGCCGCTGACAAATGCTCCCGCGGTGGTGCGCGACGACCTGCTCGCCGTCTACCCGCTCGGCGACCCTCACTTCGGCATGTACGCGTGGGCCAAGGAGGTGGGGGACGACTTCGACCTGAAGATCGCGCGCCGGCTAACGCTTGGCGCCGTGGACCGCCTGGTGTCGTGCGCGCCGGCCGCCTCCACCGCCGTCATCCTGCCTTTGGGCGACATCTTCCACGCCAACGACCAGAGCAACCAGACGCCAGCGCACAAGCACCAGCTCGACGTTGACAGCCGCTTCGTTCACGTACTGCAGATCGGCATCGAAACCTTCCGGCACTGCATCCTGCGTGCGCTGGAGAAGCATGCACGCGTCGTGGTCCGCTTCGTAGCTGGCAACCACGATCCACAGGCAAGCTGGGCCCTGGCCTTCACCATCGCCGCCTACTTCGAGAACGAGCCGCGTGTCGAGGTGGACCTATCGCCGGCCGCGCACTGGTTCTTCCGCTTCGGAAAGGTTTTGATCGGCTCGGCGCACGGACACCAATCCAAGGTGGAGCAACTGCCTGGCGTCATGGCTTGCGACCGCGCCGAAGACTGGGGGCAGACCAAGCACCGGCACTGGTACTGCGGTCATGTCCATCACAGCAGCGTCAAGGAATTCCCCGGCGTGACGGTTGAGACCTTCCGCACCTTGGCCGCCTCAGACGCCCACGCGGCTGGCCACGGCTACCGCGCCGGCCGGGACATGCGCTGCATCGTTCACCACCGCGAGCACGGCGAGATCGAGCGCCACCGGTGCGACGTCGGCATGTTGGAGGCGGTCGCATGAGGCTGCGCATCACCGGCTGCCGCGATCCGCGCATGTGGTACGCCAACCTCGTCGGCCAGCACGTCCCATTCCTCGGCAAATGGCCAGAGGGCTACAAAAGCTGCGAGCAGGACGGCCACATCAACGTGGTCAGGTTCGAAGACGCAGAACTCGAAGACCGACCCCAAGCGGAGGGCGAAGACCAATGAACCTCGACGACCAACACATCTGTCACCCCAAGCTGGGCGACATCCCCACCAACGGCAACCGCTTCGCCGCCATCCTGAAGGCCGCAGAGCACCTGCACGGCCTGCAAACCGGCCAGAGGGTCGCAGACGCCATCCTCCATCGCATCCGCAACCAGCGTGACATGCGGCCGTTGCGTGAGGCGGAAGAGGACTGAACGTGTCCGGGAAGTTGACGGCGAAGCAAGAGGCCTTCGTCCGCGAGTACCTGATCGACCTGAACGCAACACAGGCTGCGATCCGGGCCGGCTACAGCGAGAAGACCGCTGGTGCGACAGGGTTCGAGAACCTCAAGAAACCCGAAATCGCCTCAGCAATTGCTGCAGCGCAGCAGGTTCGCTCAGTGCGCACGGAGATCACGCAGGACCGTGTGCTCAAGGAAATCGCCAGAGTGGCCTTTGGTGACCCGCGTGACGTGATGACGTGGGGCCCGGGCGGCGTTGTGCTGAAGGATTCGGCCACGCTGACCGACGATCAGGCGATGCAAGTCGCTGAGGTGAGTGAGACCACAAGCGCCACCGGCGGCTCGCTCAAGCTCAAGAAGCACGACAAGGTCAAGGCGCTCGAACTGCTCGGACGTCACCTTGGCATGTTCACAGACAAGACGGAACTGAGCGGGGCGGAAGGCGGGCCGCTGACAGTGGTGGTGCGCAGGTTCGGCGGCGATGCCTGAACTGGTCCTGCCAAACAACTGGGCTCCGCGGGCCTACCAACTACCGGCCTGGACGGCGCTCGAAAGTGGCGTGAGGCGCGCCCTGCTGTTGTGGCATCGCCGCGCCGGCAAGGACGACGTGTGCTTGCACTGGGCGGCCACGCAGGCGATGCAGCGGGTTGGCAACTACTGGCACATGCTGCCCGAGTACGCCCAGGCCCGAAAGAGCGTCTGGGAAGCGGTGAATCCGCGCACCGGCATCCGGCGCATCGACGAAGCGTTCCCAGACGCGATCTGCGAGACCAAACGATCGCAGGACATGTTCATCCGGTTCCGCAACGGGTCGACATGGCAACTGGTTGGCTCGGATCGGTACAACAGCCTCGTGGGCAGCCCGCCGATCGGCGTGACCGCGTCGGAATGGGCGCTGGCTGACCCGAGCGCATGGGCCTACCTTCGCCCGATCCTGCTGGACAACGGTGGGTGGGCGGTGTTCATCACCACGGTGCGCGGCAAGAACCACGTGCACCGCATGTACGAGGCGCACAAGAACGACCCTGACTGGTTCGTGGAGAGGCTGCCGGCGACCAAGACCGGTGCGATGACGGCTGAGGCGCTCGAGAAGGAGCGGCTGGAATATCAAGCGGAGTACGGCCCGGAAGACGGCGACGCGCTGTTCGCACAGGAGTACCTCTGCGACTGGGACGCGGCAATCGTCGGCAGCTACTACGGCCGGATGATGCGCGATGCGGAGAGCCAAGGCCGGTTCCGCTCGGTGCCGTACGACCCGACCGCACTGGTCCACACGTCGTGGGACTTGGGGCTCAGCGACTCGACGGTCATCTGGTTCTTCCAGATCGTGGGCCACGAGATCCACATCATCGACTACATCGAGAACAGCGGACAGCCGCTGGCTTGGTACGCCGGCGAGCTGCACAAGAAGCCATACGCCTACGGCGAACACATCCTGCCGCACGACGCCGAGGCGAAGGAGCTTCAGACCAACCGCAGCCGCACAGAGACGCTGCAGGGCTTGAACCTCAACGTGCGTGTGCTCAAGGCGAGCGGAGCGGAGCGCGTCTTGGTGGCGGACGGCATCAACGCCGTGCGAACCATCCTGCCGCGCTGCTGGTTCGACGCGCAGAAGTGCGCAAAGGGCATCGACGCACTCAAGGCCTATCGCCGCGAGTGGGACGAGAAGCTGAAGACGTTTCACGACCGCCCGGTGCATGACTGGGCAAGCCACGCCGCGGACTCGTTCCGCTACCTCGCACTCGGCATTGACGCCGTGCCCGGCCACGTCAAGGCGGCCGAGACGCAAGCTTTCCGCAACCGCCAGCGCTACTCGTAGGAGTTCCCCATGAAGCATTTTGTGCTGACCCTGTTGATGGGCCTGGCAGGGCCAGCCTCGGCCCAACTCACCGGTGTGATCGACGCGGCCGAGGGCGCAGTGATCAACCTGCACAAGGACAACGGCGGGCTGTGCGTCGACAACGGCCACCTCGCCGAGTACGTGAACGTGCTGAAGAACAAGACGATCCGCGGCTGCTGGACCGTACAGAGGGGGGGGCAACTGTCGATCGCCTTCCTGGACGGCGACATCGTCGTGGTCCCGATCGGCGCCGTGCGTCACCCGCTGGATTCCTGATCCCATGATGAACGCAAACAGCCGCGACCAAGCCGGCCGCAGCGGCGGCATGCCGCTGACCGACCTCGAGCGGCTGCTTGGTGACGTCGAGAACGAGCCCAGGTGGCGAGACTCGGCCGACAAGTGCGCCGACTACTACGACCACAAGCAGGCCAGCGCCGAGCGCGTCATGCGCAGCCAGGACACCGGCGAGCCGCTGGTGATCGTGAACCTGATCCAGCGCACGATCAACGGCGCGCTGGGACAGGAGGCCAAGAGCCGGCTGAACTGGAAGGTCTCGCCCGACTCGGACGCCTTCAGCGAAGTGGCCACGGTGCTGAGCGAGAAGCTGCACGAGGCGCAGCGCGAGGCCAAGACCGACATGGCCATCAGCGAGGCCTACTCGTCGATGCTGCGCACCGGCATTGGCTGGGTGCATGTCGACCGCAGCCCGAACCCGCTGGCCTACCCGTACCGCGTGCAGGCTGTGCACCGAAACGAGGTGTGGTGGGACTGGCGCGCCAAGCAGGCAGACCTGTCCGACGCGACGTGGATGCTGCGCCAGCGCTGGGCCGATGTAGATGAAGTGCGGGTGTTGGTGCCAGAGGCGCGCAACCTGCTGGACATGGGCGTCGGATCGGGCCCGATCACAGACGCGATGAGCCGCACCATCACGGCGAGTCAGGGCAACTTCGAAGACATCGACACGACCCGCCGGTCGTTCAGCCGCTCGCAAGAGGAGTGGCTCGACAACAGCCTGCGCAAGCGCATCCGCCTGTACTGCGTCTACTACAAGCAGCACAAGGAGGTCGTGGCGCTGGTGTCAGGCACGAAGCGGATTCGCTTCAACCCGAAGAACCCGTTCCACGTCGCCGCGGCAGTGCGCGGCGCGGCCAAGCTGATGCGCGGCCCGGGCTACGTGATGCGCCGGGCGATGTTCGCCGGCCCGTGGCGCCTGTACGACGACGAACTGCCGGGTCAACACTTCCCGCTGGTGCCGTTCATCTGCTACCGCTGCGACGACGATGCCAGCCCCTACGGCCTCGTGCACGGGATGATCCAGCCGCAGGACGAGTTCAACGAGCGCCGCTCGCGTCTGCTGTGGCTGCTCAAGGCCAAGCAGATCTTCGTGGATGAAGACGCACTCGACGAGCGCTACAACAACCTCGTCGACCTGGCGCGCGAAGCGATGCGGCCGGATGCGATGTTCGTCCTGAAGAAGAACCGTCTGAACGGGGTCAACGCGCTGCGCATCGAGACCAACATGGCGCTGAGCGCCGAGCAGTCGCAAGTGATGGAGAACGCCAAGCTGCTGATTCAGGACCAGCCGGGGCTGTACGGCCCGCAGTTCGGCGGCAATCGCGTCGGTGCGGAGTCTGGCATTGCGCTCAACAGCTTGGTCGAGCAGTCGCTCGCAAGCCTGGGCGAGACGGGCGACAACTACCGCAACAGCCGCCAGATGGTCGGCGATGCCTTGGTGTGCGAAATGGTGCAAGACCACCAGACGCCAAACATGCCCGTCGAGGTCGGCAGCGGCAAGAAGCGCCGCGTCGTGACGCTCAACGGCACCGACAAGGCCGGCCTGCCGATCAACTCGGTCGAGGACGCCCAGGTCAAGGTGGCGCTTGGCGACGTGCCGGCCACCGCGGCATTCAAGCAGCAGCAGCAGGTGTTCCTGGGTCAAGCGCTGCAGTCGGTCGGCAACAACCCGATCGCGCAGGCGGTGCTGATTCCCGCCCTGTTGGAGTCGGGAGACCTGGAGCACCGCGCCGAGTACGCGAAGTGGCTGCGCAAACAAGCGGGCGTTCCTGAGCCTGGTGACATGGCTGACGAGGAAATGCAGGCTCAGTTGGAGCAGCAGCAGGCGCAGCAACAGGCTGTGCTCGCGGAAGCGAACCAGCGCGCCATGGCCGCAGAGATGGCCGTCAAGGAAAGCAGTGCCACGCTGAACCAGACGAAGGCCGTGCTCACGCAGGTTCAAGCCCTGCTCACGCAGCGGCAGGCTGACCTCGCTCAAGCGCAGACGTTGAAGACCGCGGCCGAGGCTGAGGCGATTGCGACGCAGCCGACCGAGGACGAGTTGATCAGCGGCGTGTTGAAGCGCGCGGCTGGCCAACAGCAGGAGCCCGCGAGGGCGTAACGATTCTCCCCACCGGGCGCCGGCCCTGGTGGATGAGTAGCAGCCGGCACCCATGAAAGGCCCGTTCGGAGCAATCCGCGCGGGCCTTTCGCATTTCGCGCCTCCGCGACAAAGAGGAAATGGCAGATGACCGCAGACCTTGCATCGAAACTCGATGCGCTTGGCAGTGGAGTGGACTTCACGAATCCCGAGACGTACCAGCAACTGCTGTACGCCGACGAGATCGCGAGCCCGCCAGCCGCCACAGCGCCCCAGGGCGAAAGCCAGCCGACCGCACAGGTCGCAGCACCCGCAGAAGCACCGGCCCCGGCCGAAGCGCCTGCCGCTGTTGCGCCGCCGGTCGCAGCAAGCAGCGAGCCGCCCGCCGCTGCCGAGAAGACCGAAGCAACCGAAGCGGTGGATGGCGTCCTGACGCGTGACGGAAAGCGGGTCATCCCGTTCGAAGTCCTCGCCCAGACACGAACCACAGCACTCGAAGCGCAACGCCGAGCTCAACAGCTCGAGGCCACCAACCAAGAGTTGCAGAAGCAAGTCGAAGCGCTGAAGGCCGGCAAGGCCGATCCAGCGCCTGGAGCCAAGACCGAGCAGTTCAGCAAGGAGCGCATCGAAGCGCTCAAAGCGGACTTCCCGGAAATGGCCGAGTTGATGGAGAGCCAGAACCGCCTGATGGCAGAGGTGACCGAGGCCCGCAAGCAACCCGCTGCGGCTGTGCCGGTCGAGACCCCCGAGCAGGCGAGACAGGCAGTCCAAGCTGAGATCGACAACCACGCACTGCTCGTGAAGTGGCAGACATCCAGCCCTCTCCTTTGGGGACGGGCGCGGGAAGTCGACGCCGCTTTGCAGGCGGATCCGACGTGGGCCGTCAAGTCGCTCAGCGAGCGATTCGCCGAGGTCGAGAAGCGCGTTGCCGACGAGGTCGGCATCGCAGTCCCTGCGCCGTCCAAACCCGCGGCCCCGGCCGCAGCCGCTCCCGCGGCGCCGACGCCCCCTGCAGCGCCGGCACAGCCCACCACCCCCGCCGCACCCGTCGTGGCGGAAGCCCCCAAGCCTGGCATCAGCGACTTCAACGGATCCCCGCCCAAGGTTGGCGCGGACCCGTTGCTTGGCGTTCCTGTCGGCAAGGCGGTTGACGTCGCGATGGGAATGTCAGTCGAGGAACTGATGCGCTCGGTGGGAGTGAACGTCTGACCACTGAATCCTGAGGTTTGAAATGACCACCGTTGTTCAAGACACCAGCAACTACGCACTGGTGAAAGAGAGCGTTGCTCTCACCGCCGTCGCCATCAAGGCGCCAACCGACCTGACGCCTCTGATTGGCAAGGCCCCGACGCAATCGGGCGCCGAGTCGATCGTGAAGCAGCAGTCTTCGCCCGGCCTGCCGGGTGTTCTCGTCACCGATCTGTCGGCCAAGAAGACCGGCACGATGGTGACCATCGAGGCCTACGACACGCTCGGCGGTGACCCGATCATGGGTGACCAGATGCGTGAAGGCAAAGGCGAGAACGTCGACATCTCGTCGATGGACGCCAAGATCGATCTGGCCTCGAAGGTCATCAACGCCGTTCCCGGCACGATGATCGACCAGCGCACCAAGATCAATCTGCGCTCGATGGCGATGGCCCAACTGATGGGCTACTTCCCGCGCCTGCTGTGGAACCGCACGCTGGTCCACCTGGCCGGTGCGCGCGGCGAGCAGATCGGCAAGTCCTGGCACATCAAGACGGTCGCCCAATCGTCCGCCGGCGACTTCGCGTCGAAGATGATCAACCCGGTTCTGGCTCCGACCTACAACCGGCACTACGTCATCAACGGCTCGGACCTGACGCAGGGCGGCGCGCAACTGGCCTCGATCGCTTCCACCGACGTGTGGAAGCTGAACGTGGTCGACGCGCTGGTCGAGTTGCTGGACTCGCTCGAGTTCAAGCTGCAGCCGATCCGCATCCCGGGTGACCCAGCGGCGAACTACTCGCCGATCAAGGGCGTGCTGTACATGGACCCGGTCGCGTACTCGATGCTCAAGCGCGACACCACGAGCGGCAACAACATCCGCGCGTGGCAAGCCGCGGCGATGGAGCGCGGCGCCCTCATGGGCGCCAACCGCCACCCGCTGTTCATGGGCGAAGTCGGTCTGTGGAACGGCATCCTGATCCGCCCGATGGAACACGCCATCGTGTTCACGGCCGGCTCGACGTGCAAGCACATCACCTCGGCCAACCGTTACACGGCCACCGAGACCGACGTGACCGTCAACGGCTCGCTGACCGCCGGCTTCCGCGTGTCGCGCTCGATCCTGATGGGCGCGCAAGCGTTCGCGGTGATCCAAGGCAACAACACGTCGTCTGGCACCACGGCCTCGTTCAAGGAGCGTACCTACGACTACGACTCCAAGCACGAAGCGATGGGCGAGTGGATGGGTGGCGAAACCAAGCTGCGCTTCTCGTTCCGTGACGCCAACGGCAACTTGGAGCCGACCGACCACGGCGTGATGGTCATCGACGCGGCTGTCCGCACGGTCGGCAACTAAGCCGGCCCACACGAAAGGAAATCAACCATGGCTACCTACAAAGGTGTGCAGTCTGGCCGCGGCCAGCACAACACGGCCGCCTACGGCAACACGTGGAGCGACAACAACAAGGTCACGCCCACCGCGACTCTCGTCGCGACGGATGTGGTCGTGTTGCTGGAGGTCCCCGCCGGCGTTCGCCTCGACCGCCTGCGCTACTACAGCGGTGACTTCGACTCGGCGACGACCCTGGTCACCGACTGGGGCTATCGCACCAAGTTGGCCGGCGGCACGCTGACCGACGCGGACTTCTTCAGCGATGACGCAACGCTTCTGCGCGCCGCGACCACGTCGTGGCAGGAGATCGTGTTCGAGCCGTTCGTCACGACCGAGCCGATCGAGATCACGATCACCTGCGTGACCGCTCCGACCAGCACGTCCGGCACCCCTGCCATTCACGTGCAGGCCTCCGGCCAAGTCGTCGGCATTCCCTGATCCGCAGCTTCCTCGCTGAAGCCTTCGCCCCCTCGGCCTTCGGGCCCTTGGGGCTTTTTCTTTGAAGGAGAGCCCCATGCGCATTTCCTACGTCGGCAAGAAGCCGTCGCAAGAGGACGTCATCGCCGGCTCGGGTGTGCCCTGGGTGCCCGGCGAGGTTCGCGAGATCGAGGACGTCGAAGTCTGCAAGCGACTGCTGCAGCACACCGATTCATGGGCGATTGCGCCCGAACTGGTTGTCGAGACGCGCGTCTACGACGACGGCACAGAGGCAACCGGCACCGCGCCGCTGCCAGACCAATCGCCGGCTGATCAAGAGACAGACGAGCTGCAAGCCTTGCGCGACGCATTGACCGAGCGCGGCATCCGATTCCACCCCAACGCCAAGGGCGAGGCCCTGCGCAAGAAGCTCGCGGAGGTCGCGCAATGATCAATCTGAGCGAGCGGTTCGCCGCCACCGGCACCAGCGAACTGCAGAACGACCTGGGCAACCGAGAAACCTGGACGCATTCGGCCGAAGTGCTTGGCACCGGCGCCGTCAGCGCCACTGTCGTCGTCGACGCCACCGCCGACCCGGCTGGCCTGACCGGCTGGTATGAGGTGTGCACGCTGGCGCCGTCTGGCACCACGTCTGCGGTCGACGTCCTGACCGGTATCAACGTGCCGGTTCGCCTGCGCTACCGCTGCACGGCCATCAGCGCCGACACGGTGTGCATCGTCCGCTCGGCCGGAGCGCGCTGACATGGCAACGCGCAACAACTACGCCTTCCCTTCGCTTGGCGGCGGCGGGGCCGCAACCAACATCAGCACGGACGACGCGCAGCCGCCTGGCACCGCGGCGCCCGGGAGCACCGGCGACGTGTCCGATGCCGGTCACGTTCACCGTCATTCCTACCTGTCCGAGCTGAACGCCTGGGGCGTGCCGACCGCATGGAACGCGAACACCAACAGCCCGGCGCTTGCGAGCGGCACTGGCAACGCCACGAACACCGCCTTCGTCGTGACGACGGCCGGCAGCACAACGCTGGACGGCATCTCCACCTGGGTTGTGGGCGACATCGCCTACTTCGATGCGACGGCCGACGTCTGGAAGAAGGTCAGCGTCGACCCGTTCGAGTCCGTCGCCTGGGCAAGCCGCGGCAGTGGCGACTTCACCGGACAGATCAAACGCATCACTGACGTTGGCAACACGCCAGGCACGCTGTTCACCTGGGACGGCACCTACTGGCGCCCGACTGGTGGACGCTTGTGCTTGGTGCAGCGCTGGGGCACGAATGCCGCGCCGCTCGCTGGCCCGCTCACCGGCGCGGCGACGCACGCGTTCACGCTTCCTGCCGCCGCCGCCATCCCGGCCGGCCTCATCACGCCGCACAGCCAGATCTACATCCGCGCCTATGCCAGGCGCTCAGGTGCCACGGCCACAGCCAACTTTGACGTGACGCTGGGCACGACGAACTCGTCTTCTGACACCGTTGCGCTGCGAACCGTGTTGAACGCGACCGACAACCACGTCGCTCGCATCGATGGCCCAGCCATGATCGGCGCGTTCTCCTCCGGCAAGGCTACGACGTACCTGTCAAACGGCGTGGTCTCACCGCAGAACAGCACGGCTGTCGGGTCGTCCTACGCCGACCGCAGCACGAACTTCGATACGTCGTTGGCGATGAACGTCAACTTCGGCATCTCGAGCGCTAACGCGGCGGACTCCTTCTCCCTGCACGGCTACGCCGTCTACCTGGAGCCCTGACGCATGGCAGCGCCGTTCTCCCGCGCCCTGTTGGCGCGGCTCTTGTCACGCCTGAACCAGTACACCGCTCCGGTGTGGACGGTGGCGCCAGCAGTCACCGCAGCCGATGCCGGCGCAAACGTCACCTACACCGGCGGAACTGTCACAGGCTACCCAGAGCCCACCGTCACCTACTTGGTCCTCGTCGATGACGTGAGCGTCGGCGCGCCTCCGTACGAGGTGCAGCAGTCGGACGTCGGCAAGACGATCAAGATCCGCGGCGTCGCCACGAACACGGGCGCCAGGCTCGGTGTCACGCAGGACAGCGCCGGCTATCTGGCCACTGGCGCGATCCGGGCGTCCATCAGTGCCACCGGCGAATGGCTGGACGAGAACGGCACGCCACTGGTGCTGCGCGGCGTCAACCAGGGTACATGGGGGGAGAACTTCGAGCCCGATGCGGCCGCCATCAAGGCGCTTGGCGCCACAGTGGTGCGGCTGGTCGGCGTTCGCTGGTGGGGCGGCGACGGCTATGGCGCTGGCGTCGACTCCTACGACCCGGACCCCGAGAACTTCTACCTGAGCCCGGCGCACCGCGCGCAGATGCTGCAGGAAGTTGCGTGGCTTGAGGCGCAGGGAATCTGGATCGGCTTCGTCTTCGACAGCGACAACGGCGCCGGCAAGATGGGCTTGGGCAACGGCACGCCCAACTTCTTCGAAGAGAGCGTCGAGGGCGCCACGAAATTCGCCGAGTGGAAGGTCATGGTGCGCAGCGTCGTGCAAGACCTGCTCGCCTTCGACCGCATCCTCTACTTCGAGCCGCTGGCCGAGCCGCTGCAGCACGACTCAAACTCGTCTCACAACGAGCTCGTGCGCAATGTCTATCGCGAGTTGATGGACAACATCCGCGAAGTCGACGCGCGGACCCCGTTCCTCATCGGACCTCGGGCCAGCTACGGCGCGAACTTCCTCGAAGACATCATCCTGCCGGAGCGCAACGACTACGCGGTCACCTGCGACTACCTGACCGGCAAGGTCAACGGCGAGGGAACGATCAACTCGTTCACCGAGTCGCTTCGCACGCTGCGGCTGGCCTACAACGTCGGCCTGTTCCAGCAGCAGGTGGGGCGCGAGACCGTCGGCGACATCGGAGACGTGAATGCCGACGGCGTTGGCGACACGACTGACAACGTCGGCTACACGGGCATGTGCGGAGTGCTGTCGTCACTGAACGCGCACAACATCCCATACACCTGGTGGCAGTGGCACCAGAACACCGACAACGCCGGCACCTACGCGCTGCACTACAAGCTCGTCTACCCTGGGCCAACCGGTCCGGACAACTGGGTGCCGAAGCCGACTGAGTTGGCGATCTTCGAGTACCACATGCGCCAGACCGGCGACTGGGTAGAAGACGAGGCGATCGCCGCCGCCGCCTCGGTCGCTGGTGGGCTCCTGTTCGATCCGGCTCCGAGCAATTGCTTCACCGACGCGGCCGGAACGATCCCTGCGTCGGTTGGTCAGAAGGTGCGCCGCATCAACGCGGTTGTCGGCGACGGCTTCGCGAGCCAGAACGACAACTCGCTGGCTCCGACTCTGGTTGCAACCGTCAACGGCTACGCGCTGCAGTTCAGCGCCGCGTCGGGCACGTACCTGAACATCAACACGTCCTACTTCGCGGACGGCGACAGCGGTGTCGTGATCGCGGCCGGGCGTCCCACCGCCAGCGGCTCTGCGCGCGTGATGTTCCATTGCGGCAACTCGAGCACGACGGTTCGCAACCCGTACTTGGCGATCACGAGCTCCGACCTGATAACGGCGTCGTGGCGCGGCGACGACAACGTCAACCGGGCCAGCGACTCGACAACCA